GTCTTCCAGACTTAAATCAAGAGCATCAATACACTCAATATAGTTTTGGTTCAAATAGCCACCAAAATAAGCAGGATCATCTGAATTAATGGTCACCAGAAGACCAGCCTCAAGCATTTTCTTTAAGTTGTGATCTTCAAGAGAATCAAACACACACAACTTTACATTAGAAAGAGGACACACAGTCAGTGGTATTTTTGTTGTTTTCAAAATACGAACCAATCCATCATTTTCCATACATCTAACACCGTGATCTATTCTTGTTGCACCAAGTAAATCGTATGCTTCAAGAATGTATTCTGATGGTCCTTCTTCTCCCGCATGAGCAACAGGAATAAAATTTTCTTCAATTGCCTTCTTAAAAACTCTTTTGAATTTGCTTGGAGGATTTCCCATTTCAGAAGAATCAAGACCAACACCGAAAATTTTGTCTTTATGATTTAAAGCCATTTCCAAGGTTTTAAATGCAGACTCTTCACTAAGGTGACGAAGAAAACACATGAAAATCATTGATGTGATGTTAAATTCTTCATATGCATCCACTAGTGCATTATTAATACCATTAATCACTGTATCAAAAGGAATTCCCCTGTCTGTGTGTGTTTGGGGATCAAAAAAGATTTCCGTATGAACGATATTATCTTCTTTACATTTTAAGATATACTCCCAAGTCAAATCATAGAAATCTTGCTCAGTTACAAGAACATTTGCACCTTGATAATAGATATCCAAAAAAGACTGAAGGTTATGAAAACTGTATGCTGATTTAATTTCTTCAACATTATTGAATGGGATATTGACACCATTCTTTTTCGCAAGTCTAAACATCAGTTCTGGTTCAAGAGTTCCTTCAATGTGGAGATGTAATTCTGTTTTAGGGAGTATTTTGATAAGATCGCGACGGAGCATAATTGGACGCCTCCTTAGTGTTAATAATACTATGGGGGTGGTTTTCTTTCAAAGAATTTGGGCTAACCCCAACAAATCCATTCATGTGCCAGTAATTAGATGATATCTTTTTTAGGTCTTCAATAGTAGAAGCACCACAATATCCCATTGCTGATTTTAGACCACCAACAAGTTGATAAATCGTGTCTTCTACTTTACCCCTGTGGGGTATACATCCTTCAATTCCTTCTGGAACGAATTTATTAGAACCATCTTGATTATATCTATCACCAGAACCATCATTCATTGCGCCTTCACTTCCCATTCCGCGATAGGGAACATATTGCTTACCATCAATAAAAATTTCTTTATAATTAGGAACCTCATCATGACCAGCAAGAAGAGATCCAAGCATAACACAATCTGCTCCTGCCGCAATTGCTTTGGTAATATCACCGCTGTAACGGATACCACCATCGGCAATAATTGGTAGACCAGTTCCTGCTCTATAAACATCCATAATTGCAGTAATTTGAGGAACACCTACACCAGAAACAATGCGAGTTGTACAGATTGAACCGGGACCAATTCCTACTTTCAAAGCATCTGCACCAGCATTGCACAAATCTGTGGCTGCTTTTTCTGTTGCAATATTACCAACAATCACTGGGATATCAGCAATTTGTTTTATTTTTTTAAGTGCATTAACCACATTTAAAGAATGACCATGTGCACTATCCAAAACAAATAAATCAACACCATTTGATTCAAGACCACGAATCAGATTTCCGGTAAATTTGGTGGGTGAAATCGCAACACCAACTTTATATCCTAGTTGCTTAACACCAAGAACCATATCCATTTGATCATCATGTGACATGTTCTTATGAATAATACCTAGTCCACCCAACCTAGACATTTCACATGCCATTTCAGTTTCAGTCACTGTATCCATTGGTGCTGAAATAATGGGGATTTCTAAATCAAAATCCTTATTTCTAACAGAAACATCCACCATATCTGGTGTCACTTCACTATATTGAGGAACAAGAAGAACATCATCAAATGTAATTGCGGTTCTCATAATGAAAAATATTCCTTTCAATTATCCCCAATGCTCTTCGGAACACGGGTGGCAGGACTCGAACCTGCAAATCGTCGGTTTAGAAGACCGATGCATTATCCAATTATGCTACACCCGCTTGGTTTCAGCGAATGCGTCTTCCATTTCCGTTTTTACTTGTTCGTGCAGGTGCATTCCCTTTTTTCCGTTTGGATTTTCGGGGGGAACCAATTTTGATCATATTAGTCACATGTGCTGACTGCTGTACAGTTTGCTTTGCCATTATTAAAAATCACTCCGTCAATTTCAAAGATGGTCCAACTGTGGAAAGTGTACTATCCGGTACGATAATATTTGATGTGTGTTGAGTATATTCATCCACCAGTTGTTCATCTGGTTGTACTATAAATGCAACAAAATCATCGGGAACTAAAACACCATCATCTGTTTTTGCATAGGGCATCCATGACATAAAACCAATTTGACCATCTCCTGTTGGGATCAAAACCAATGGTTTTTTCAGGAGGTGTCCTTTGTCATCTTTCACAAGATTACAAAGGATCTCTTCTCCCGAATTCAATCTTACTAGTTGAATATTCATATTCAGTCACCCGATCCCGCAGGACCATCAGACTCAACACCTTCATCAGGTGCCCCCATAGTAACCATTTCGCCATTGGTTGCATTCTTGAACTCATCTGCAAGAGGCTCAACGGGCGTCATAACCATGAGAACTTTTTCCTTACAAACTTCAACACCTTCAAATTGTGAAGGGGAGTATGGAATCCAAGGAACCAATGCAATTTGATTATCTTGTGCGGGGACAATCAGATGTGGGTCCGTAATAGTGTATGTATCACCATTATCTGTCATTTCTGTTATGAGGGTTTCTCCCGTAATCATCTTTATCACTTTTGTTTCGCTCATTGGTTTTTTTCTCCTTTTTATTACCAAAGATGCTATCCCAGTTTTCACTGTATTTTTTCCAGTCAACGGACCGATATTTGTCGCCTTTTCCTGCTTGTCCTTTGACCATGCAGTATTTATATGTTTCACCGGAAGATAACAAGTAGTTGTATGGAAAGGACTCACTTGTTTTTATCTTCCGGTGAAAATTTATTAATACGAGCGGTGGGATTCGAACCCACACTTGCAGCATTTTAAGTGCTGTGCCTCTGCCAGTTGGGCTACGCTCGCTTAAACAAAACTCCCTCTCTTGGATTCGAACCAAGGACCATCCGGTTAACAGCCGAACGCTCTACCACTGAGCTAAGAGGGAAACTAAATCTATTCTGTCTTCTTCTTTGAAGTTTTCTTTTTCTTTTTCACCGGTGAATCGTTACTTTTTGTGGTGAAAACACCAAAAAAACTTTCACTAATATTTCTGATCCACCCCTCTAAACGTGTACCACTAGTCATTTCTTCATCTCCTTGTTGACTTTGTTCCAGTATTTGACCGTGCTGGTCTTCTTGTATCCGTTCGGTCCTCCGTTCCAGATCCGAGCCTTGTCCTCGGCAGTGGGTGGATGACCGAGCCGTTTCTCTGTCGCGTACCGCGCCGTGTACCGGCGAAACACTTCAAGAGAATAGTCCAGATTCTCGCAATCACTGTAGGATTCTCCTTCCTTGGCGACATCCGTCCACGCACATTCCCAGATCTGTAGCGGACCAAGGGCGTTGCCCCCGTCACCAGCAGGACAGTCTCCGGGACACTGACTCGTCTCGACCATCCAAATGGCGGATTCCAAGTCGGACATTTCTGTTGCTGTTGTGTGCATCATCGGCACGCTCGATGACGCGAGCAGTCCGGTGATGGCGATTGTTGAGAGAATTCCCATTTTCATTGTGTCTCCTTGTTGTAGTTATCAACTCACTGCAATCACATCAACCATCCGATTGGCGATCACTCGGCTGGACTTCTTGCGATTGCCGCCCTTGATGAATGCATTGCGAATCTTGACAGCACTTGCGTTCTCGTCCAGTTCCTCCATCGGATCGGTTTCCACCTTAAGGTTGCCCTTCACGACGAGGTGCAGATCGTAACCCGCAACGTCGCAGATGAAGTGGTGATCCTTCTTGTAGGACTTGCAAGCGTCTTCAAACTGCTTGTTCGCCTTGTTCCAGTCACC